CCGAGAAGACTCTCAGCGCCCGTTGCAGTTCCACGGTAGACCTTGTAGTGAATGACGTTCAGTGCTTCCGCAGTGAATGTTGGCGGCGTGAAGGCGAGCGTTATACCAGCCGTTGAGGGCGTAGCCGTTGCTTCTGCTGATGCCTGAACCTCACCGAAGTTGGTGACGATAGCAGAGATCTTGTAGAAGTACGCAGCGTTCAGCGTACCCGTTCCACCCGCAGTTGCCGTGACCGTTGGGAACACGTAGGTGCGAGGGGAAAGGAACGAGGTCTTGATGATCGGAACTCCCTTGTAGGAGTTGACCGTAAGACCAGGAATGACTTCGACGGTGTTGGCGAATCGCTGGTTGAGGTACGACAACTGGCTAATTCGAGCCTCGGCTCCAGGGGAGCAAAGGAAGAAGTACTCAGAGTTGTCGATAGGTTCAGCAACGTTCTCTTCGACCATGGTCATCAACAGGTCGAGCATACCGTAGGTAAGCGCTCCGCTGTTGTAGGCCGAAGCGTCGATGGCGTTCTTGTCAACACCCTGCACCCATGGGGAGAAGGTTGGGATACCCCATGTCGAGGCACCTCCGTAGTTGTCAATCGTTCCAGCGCCGACACCGGGATTGGGACCACCGGTAGAAGCCGTCGAGAACTGCGAGCAAATCACGTCGAGTCCGTCGAACTCAGGGTAAGGGCCGTAGGCCGTAGGTGTACCAGCACCCCAAAGAAGGGTGGTCTCAATGGTGTAACCAAGAGATCTGGAAGCGCCCATCATTTCCTTGGCACGAAGCGAACCAATGGTTCCACTCGTTACTGCCTCGGCGTAGCCAGTAACGGCTCCGATGATCTGGTAGTGCTTCACCTGGAAGTTGTTCTGAACATAGGTGCTCCACGAAACAGCGCGGGCTCCACCGTCAGTAACTGCGCCACCCTGAGGTAGTGCGGTGCGTGTGTTGAAGTAGTACACAGCCGAACCCCACTTCTCGGTAGGGATTACCTTTACGAGAGGGGAGTAACGACGAACGTACTCAAGCAACATGGGGGAAACGTTCTTCTGGACAAGGGCCGCAGCCCCCGCAGCGTCCAGGGCTTCCTGTACATAATCAGACATTTAGTGTCTCCTTGGGGGTTAGCGGGCGTTCGCAGCGAGTTTCGGTGCGGTTCCAGCTAGGTTTCGGTCGTCATTGAGGACGGCGCTCATTGCACTCTGGAGGTCACCCGTGCTGAGGTGACCTAGGAAGGTCTCCTGAGCGGCGTCAGACTCCTGAATGGATTCGTAGTAGGCGTTAGCAGCCTCAGTGGTGTGGCCCTTTCGGACGATGTTTCCACTACGGCGAGCTTCTTCGACAGCCTTGGCGGTGGCCTCGGAAGTCGCGGTTTCGGTTGCGGCAGCGACCAGAGCCTGAACTTCCTCGTTCGAGAAGGTTACGGGCTTAGCAGCCTCAATGGCAGCAGCTTCCGCAGCTTCTTTTTCAGCGGCTTCGGTAGCAGCCTTCTGCTGAGCCAGCATCTCGGTAGCGAGAGCCTTGTAGTCGATGGCAGGAGCGGTAACAGACTCGGTAGCGATTACTTTGTCAGCCTCTTCAGCCGTGATAATGGTGTCAGTCATTAGAGACTTCTCCTTATTGGTTGTTTCCTCGGTGTTGTCGGCTGACTCCACCTGAGTTTTTGGCAGCTCTGTGTCGAGCTGATCGTTCGTTTCGGTTGATTCAGAAGGTTTGGGGGATGGGACAGCGGCATCATCAGTGTCCATCGTGTCCACATCGCCGTCTTGGTCGGGGTCAATGAAGTACATGCCCATAATCGCAGCAAGGGCAATACGGTGAGCGACCTTTAATAGCTCTTCTCCGTCATCGGAATAACCATTAGTGGTAATACTTCCGTCGCCATTAGAAATTGTCATGGAGGCGTACATCTCGTTGATCCCCGCAACTTCGAGGGATTCCATGATGCCCGCTACGAACTCGTCGTACCACTCGCCAATCTGAATGACGTACTTCTTGGCGGCACTCTTGATCTTGCCCTTGATGCGGCCAAGTTGAGCAGACGTGTACTTGTCCGCGTTCGCTTCCACGTTGATGTAAGCCCAAGCAGACTTTACGTGCTGTTCGGTGTCAAGTGGATAGCGCTTCTTCTTGTCTTTCTGGTAGCCAGGGTCTGCGTAGTTGGCGTTAGCCCCGTACGGTTCCTTGGGATTCTTGGCCTCCATTGCGTCAGACAAGAATTCAAATACCTTTTCCATGACATCTTCCGAGATCTCCGGTGTGGCTATCTCTTCGTTGAATGGCTCAAGGGTTACTTCAACCGACTCGGTGATATCCATGAAGACGGCTGGATCGAAGTTGCCGTCTGACTCAACGAATGATTCAAGGAAGTCAATACCCTCGATGGCTGCCCCTTCGACGCCGGGAGATGCCGTTCCATCTGCACCTCCAAGGCGCAAGGTGGGAGCGGTTAGAACCCTTTGACCGTCAAAGTCTTCAATCGTCGGAGTTGAACCCCAGCCACCACGAATAGAAATGGTGCGCTGGTATCCGCCATGCGTCAGATTGGCGTAGTCACGACCAGTAGTGGTGTCAGGGACATTAGCCTCAAACTTGAGGGATCCGTCATCCTCCTGCCACACCTTCGTGAACTGACCGACGAGTTTTAACGGATCGTCTTCTTCAGCGGCCTTGTGTGTGGTATACATGTTGAGCGTCTTTCCGGCGGCAAGATCACTCTTGGCCGCTTCGGCTGCGCTACGAATGTTCTCTGCTGTGTACAGACGCTTGTTCTTGCTAACACCAGGCTTGAGAAGCGTACCACGAATGGTGGCAACCTTTGTTTTAGTTTCTGCCATCGAAGCTCCTAGAGGAAGCGCTAATTAACCAGCGCAAGTAGTTCATTGATTGATAGGACTGGAAATTCTTCCTCTATCCAAGCCTCGCCCATCGTGGTAGGCATAAAACGCTTCTTTGAGCGCATCTCTACACCTTTCTTGAGTAGGTGTTTCCGAATAGAAGTCTCTAGTTCTATAGCGCGAAACCCGTTCATCGGTCCAATGACATCCAGAATTTCCCAGCCTTTAGCCTCGTGGGTCTTTAAGCGCGTAGAAGGGTTATTGCTTATTCCTACCTGAAGAGCCCCTAGATAATCGTGGCGAGCAAAGTACAGATACCCGTTTGCATACCCCGAGTATCCGCCCCTCGAACAAATTTGGCACCTGGCAAAACTTCTGACCATGTTATTGGGCGTTCCATTTGTGAGATGACCTTTGTCACATATCCACCAGAGCCTCTTGCTACTGTGGGCACAGACGGTTTCGGGGGCCATTCCCACGAGTTTCTTTGCAACTTCGGGATAAAGAGTTTGAAGATCATTGACTCCGAAAATTGCTCTTTGCCCGGCGCAAAAAGGACACCCTGTTCCACGAGTCCTGGTTCTGCCGATGACGGTGGTGTCCCATATGTGAGTTGGATCTTTGGGGCAACGCCAAGAAACTATCTTTCCACTCTTTACGCAAAACTTACTGGGGTCTTCAAACAATAACTGGGCAGCAATATCCGGTCGTTGAGATAGTAAATCATTCTCGCCAATTATTAGAATTTGACGACCGCGATTCTCTCTGTTTCTTATTTTGGTATCCAAAATTTTCCCCGGTGAACCCAGTTCTTTTGGTGAGCCAGTCGCTTTTTGCGTGGCGTCACGATCTTTGTGAATCCAGACGACTTACGAGCCCTGCCCCACGAGGTTCTGGAATCGAAATGTCCAATGCCAACATCGGCAATGAACTTCGGAAATATTCCAGTTACCTTTCTTGCTTTTTTTGGCTTCGGGGATCTGGTGGCAACATAGGAAACAAGTCTATCTCCTCTCGGAATAGGGCGAAGACCTGCTAAGTACGCACCATCCTGAAAGCGCATCCCGTAACTGCGGCCTCTCGAAGTTGAGGTTTTGTAGTGACCAGTGGTAGGAAGCTTTATCGCACCGTGGTGGATGTGATGACCCTTGGCAATCTTCGAGATGTTCGTGACCGAACCTCTAGCAAGTCGAGCAGCATTCGCATACACAAGATTCGACTCTTGAGCAGTAATCTGAGCAGCAGTTTCGTTGCCCTTGGTGTACTGAGCGTGCATGGCGATAGAACCAGAAACCGCGCGATCATGTGGGTTGTTCCCGGCAGTTACGCGGAAACTAGTTCCACGACGAGTCATTTGGACTACGTTCCGACGAGTGCTGCGAACTGCGCTGCTCCGGGAATTGCAGATGGGAGCAGAGGAATTGGAATGGGCAGTGTGTAGTCAATAGCCATTGTAGGATTCCCTATGCGTTAGGTACGGATCCCATAATAGTCAGGTTGACGTACTCTTCTTCGAAGAACTCAGACTCTTCAAGATCAATATCGAATAGTTGAGATTCAGAAGCCTTAGGTGGCTTCGGAGACTTTCCACCCGTAGGGGCTGTCTTGGCTTTTGTGGCCTGTCGCTGCTTTTGTGCCGCGTTCATGCGATCCGGCTTTCCTGAGTTGAGATTATGAGCACGCGGAGCGTTCTTCGTCTTACTCGTTGTGCTGTTAGCCTGAACACCTACGCCCTTTTGGGTGGCGTCCACACCAGCAGCAGCCATCTGAACAACGGCGAGGTTGGCACTAGAGAGTGCGTCGAGGTCACGAATAACAACCATGTTCTGACGGTCAACCAAGATTGCCACGTCTCCACCAGGAACCGGAGGTTCGCCAATGTCGGAGCGGGCGCGATTGACGCTCCACGTTCCATTTCGAATACGCA